CAAGCGTATAAGTAGGTAACGTTTGCCATGTTTTGTCACCCCGCCAATATTGGCCTGTTGTGCCAGCTGTGATTGTAGACTCCTTTGTGTCTGCATAAGTTTTGACCGCTTTTACTGAAGGATATTTTATGTCACTTGCCCCGTCCGTGGTTACATTAGTTGATTTATTTGCAATATGTTCATGTAGGTTGAGTGAATCCTGGATATTAGTCAGAACTGTGGCTTTCGGCTGATACAAAGCATTTGATTGGGTCTTAGTGTATCGAGCCAGTAATGAGTCGGCTAAATTGTCTAATTGAATCGTATCAGCAGGGGTAATAAATCGTCTGTTCCCTGTAGGGGTTATATCATAAGTAGTAGGAACCTTCCATTTAGGCACTGAATCAGTTATACCCATCAGGATTTTTCTGTCTGTTCCTAAAGGTAATTGTCCCATCACATTTGAAGATGTTCCGGCCATTAACTGGTTTGCAAATACAGTATCAGGATAGGAAGCGGCTGAATATTTCAACCAACCTAGTGAATTTCTACTGATAGGAATCTTTCTATACCCAGCTCCGGTTGTCATTTTTATCGAAGGCACTTCGATCCGTGAAGAGTCGGTCAAACCGTAAATGTTTGCTTTTAGAATGTCAATCCCGTTAATCCTAATCCCAGTCCCATGCCACAGTCCGGCTCCATCTGCCGACACTGGAATATCAGCAAAATAATTGAAGCCGGGATTTTGAACAAAATAAAAAGCATTAAACCCCACATTGGTACCAAATTCAAGTAAATTATCTTTGCTTATTTTCAATAAATTTACCGGGTTACCTGCTGCATTAATTGCAGTTAACCATGTATCATTAAGTAAAGTGTATTGAAATGTCTCATAATCAACCCCCGCTATGAGTGATGATATTGACCCCGTACACGTACGCAAAATTCTGTATGTCTTCTTTGAGGCAATGTCTCCGATCAGGGTTCCAGGTGAGGCTGAAAATGTTACAGCATCGCTTGTTACCCTACGAATTGGAAGTTGTCCAAAAACAGTAGAACAAAGAAATAGGAAAGCAAAGAGAAGAGTAATTCTCATGTTATTTTGTATAAGACACGCTGAAAATATCGTATTTGTAAACCGGAATCCTTAGTTTGACCGTCTTACTTGCAAGCGGCAATACAAAATATTGCCCGGCCGATCCTGTCCATCGGGTCAATTCGTTACCGTTAAGTGACACCACAAAAGAAGTACTATCCTTTGCTGCGTAGGGGAGTACTACATGCGAGTTATTACTCAATGAGTCCAGTGTGGCCTCGTAGGTAAGAGCCCAAGTTACGCCTGCACCAGCTGAAATAGCATTCAATTTATTGTAATTTGCCGCACTGAGCAATCCAGCAGATGATCCATTTGCAGAAATAATCTGAACAGAAGTTCCCTCGTTTCCATCTCCGGCGTTACTTTTTACCACGTTCATAGTGTCTGACCGGACTATAGTCAGGTCTGTCTTTTGCATCGAAATTGTACCTGCATCCAAGCCCGTCCGAACGGTTCCGGCGGCGGCAATGCCTGCACCCTTAACCCAATAGCTTGTACTGTCAGCAACGCAAAATATATGCGTCCCTGCTGGTAGGTTCTTACCAAAAGCAGTGGCCTGTGTAGCTACTCTGAAAGTCCCGGAGGGTGTTGCCTGACCGAATATATATATACTCAAAGTCAGAAATAAAAACAATAAATAAAACTTTTTCATGATGAAAGTGTTAATTGTGAATAAATAAGTGATCGTATAGCATTGTATTAAGATTTAACGAGATTGTATCTTTACCGACCCCAGACCATCTAGACGGTTCTAGAAAATTATTATTATAAAATACTTTAGTGTTATTTTTTAATTTAAAACCGATGTAGATGTTATTTTGTCCATTGCTCGCAATTTCGGACGAATAAATACTGTCATTGACATAGGCAAAATGTTTTAAGCCGGTTCCATCATGACCATAGTACGTAGTCCCATTGTAACCAATCGCACCAGCCTTATTTATTCCGGTCGTATCCCCTGAAGCCATTTGAATTGGGGCACGGGTTGCGGTTCCGGCCTCTATATCTATACTCGCCTTAGCAGACTTTCCAAATCCCAACATCGTACCGCTTGAAAGAGTCACCCTAGTCGAGTCGGCTATTCCTGTTGCGCTAACTTTTGCTGAAACCTTCATGATCTTATTTGTACCCACAGCTATCTCAACTCCGTGTTCTGTCCCGGTCGGTGAATCCACGCTCAAAGGGATTGAAACTATTTCATTTACACCTGAATTTTGAACATGATAAAATTTGTTGATCCCTAAAATTCCCGCAAACTCAAAAATGTTATCTTTTGATTTCTTCCAACCGTTTGTAATATTTCCGGCTGCGTCATATACCTGTGTCCAGGTGTTGTTAGGCAATACAAATCCAGAGCCTATTGAAGCCTTATAATTTGTATAAAAACCCGAAGGTAGGATTGAGTCATTACGATACTTAACCAACCCCATAATGCTGTCGATCTTGTGCAACAGTTTGTAATTTGAAACAGTACCGTCTTTTAATACCGAGTCTGCAATCTGTCGGTAACTCAGTAGCTTCCTATTATTTACCCATCCGGCTAATTTTGTGGTGTCAAATTTTTGCACAAAAGTATTGCACTTTTGCGGGTTGCCCCAACAAACGGTCATTGTACTATCGGCGGGGTTATAAAAAATCGTATAGCCGGTAATTGGCGTAACACCGGTGGGTTTGGTAAATTGAGCATTAACAGATATTGTCAAGACAAAAAATGTCAAAATAAAAAGTAGTTTTTTCATCCTTTTGAAATTATTAATCTTCCTGAACATTCGAATCCTGGAGTAAAGAAAACTGTATCTATTAGCCCACCAACCTTTGTGAACTGTGGCATCTGTTGAAGTTGATATTCTGTATTTGCATCAACGACAATTATACAACGCACACAAGGATCTTCGCCATACAATTCTGCATAATTTATTGTCTTTGCGGCATCTTCTGGATCAACCTGATCGGTTTGATAGTTTGAAATTATCGGAATTTCAAGAGCGGTAAAAGGCGCTTTTTTCGGGTTTGGGTCATTCCCCCACAATAAAGCCATGTCATATTTATGAGCATTAAACATAGCCATAGGGTGTAAATGTTGAAAACTTTCAGGAGAAAGATAAAGAGCTTTTCCGTCATAGGCAGATTTGTAAATTACTGCCATTTTACCTGAAGTCGGGCATCTTCCGACCCTAAAATCATCCTGAACGTCAACGTAGGTTGTACCCGTTCCAATAATCGAAAAAGGCACGCCCCAATAATCAATAGCAAAAAATCCTATTTCCTTTTGACCTGCACCAAGTTCATTTGTATCAATCACAGCCACTGTCATTCGGTAGGTTGCAGGATCATTAACCGTTTCCCGTGTCGGTTGAAAGACCTGACTTGCAAGGGTTCTCCACGAGACTTGAATTCCGTATTTTGTGGCGATAGTCATTTGTTTTTGACTTTTGGAGTCCAATACATACCGGACATAAATTTATTACCAATACAACAATTTCTGCACCTGCTTTTATCTTCAGTATTGCAGTTTTTACAAGTTTTCGTATTACCTACTTTTATGCAATGTTCCAATAAATTCATCTTAGTTGAATATTAATTCAATTCGTAAAGCCAAAGCAACAGGCGCAAGCCCCTCAATCAAAACAGTCAATCCATTGCAAAGCACACCCGAAAAAGCTGATTCAAATGGTTTCAAAAGTCGTTCATTCGCCCCGTCAATCTCAAATATATTCACGCTTGAAAGTTTGCGGCCTGTCAAAGTATGGGTAACCAAAAGATTAACCGTTGCATTTGCGGCCAAAGTCCAGCCGGTTGGATAGTCGGTCGTTTCCGTTGCCCCTGCGACTCTTGCAGCGACCGAACCTGAAGCTGTGACAAGATCAATTCTGAAACAAGTTTGCAGGGTCCCAGTACCCATCCCTGCTATCGTTGCATCTGTAGCGTTTGCCTGAGTCTTTACCTCTGCAAGTGCGGCCTCAACTTGCTTCCCTGTTCCCGGGTCGGTGAATAGGCTGCCTGCGTCCGCTATTGTCACCTGTGAGGCTATCGGAAGAGCGGCCGCGAAAACAGTTGAAAGGGTTGTTTTATCATCTTCAAACCAATATAAAACCCCTGCTATATCTATAAGTTTCCCCGGTGAACGTGACCCCAGTGGAACCCCAGCTAAAACTGCGGCCGTGTCAACCCACGCTACTCCCTCGTTTAAGTAGTGTTCATCAAGTGGCCTTTGGGTTGCCATTATATTACCTATTACCCTAACTGTTCCTGTAGCCATTTTGTTACCATTTGTACTGTATCGAGTAACTCGTTACAGAGGTTAGACTTTTTAATGTGTAAATATCAAAACTGATCGAATCTGCGCCGATAGTAAACGTCAAAGTAGTGACATTAAAGCCTGAAATTATCTCATCTCCTGCATTGTCAAGAATTGAACTCAATGCCCCGAATGATGTAGGATAAGCAAAACAGAATCGTGCATCTGTTATCGTGTAGACTTTTGTCTGATCTACCTTTTCGGCTGCCTGTGATGTGATCGTTTTAACCTCTGTCTCATCCGGTGCGACACTGGTAACACTTCCGATATACATTGGAGTGCCTGAAATTGGTGGTGTTACCGGTGTAACCGCTGCACCCAACGCATCGACATTAATTGCGATTGCGTTCTTTTGAGTTAATTTCATATCTAGCTGATAAAGTGTCGAGCTTCCGAACGGAGGTCTATTTGTGCCGCCCTTTTTAATGTACTCAATATCGTTAACTGTAAACACACTAAGATTACTGACGACGGCTATTTTATCGCACATATATTCAGGGATTGGACCGGTTTTAAATATCCTGCCTTTAAAATTAACTGAAGATAACATTGATTCGCTTTGTGACCCCTCTAATATTTCGCTTTCATCGGTATCGTTAGGTTCGTTGTCAATCACCTCAACGAAAAAATCCATATAATTTCCTGTACTCGGAATATTTAACCAGTCAATAAAAACACTACTTAAATCTGAATCCATTCTGGAAAGGTTGGTATATTTAACGATCCGATATAATTTGTCAAGTTTTCCGGTTACTGGATCAGTCATGTTTGTCGTGAAGATTGGCTCACTTGTCCATGGGTTTGATCCGGTTTGTGTAACCTTAAACCAGATTTGTTTTTCATAATAAATAGAATCTAATACGATTGTAAAATTTGTATAATACCTAATATTCGCCCCACTTCCGTATGATGAAACATAAGCATTCGTAAAGGATTCTATTTCTGTTAGACCGGAATACGCTTTTAGTGTCAGTTGATCTGCAAAGTCGCTTTCAAACTGCAAATAGACTGTATGATCTTTTGGAAATTTTTGATTGTATAAAATAGTTTGTTTGCCACTATATTTAATAGTGGCATGAAGGGTGTTTCTTGCATTTGGATAAGTTCCAGACAAATCCTTAAAGAAAATACTATTTGAGTCTGAACTTGCTATCATGGCACGTATTTTTCAATTATGGTTAACTCAATCTTATCTTCTGCATTTTTCTTTTTCAAAGGTAATAAATATCCGGTTATTTCTTTACCGTCTAAACCAATTCCAAATGACAAATATTTATTTGGATACAACTGAATCAATTCCTGATCTGCAAATGTCCATTCGGGGATTATCACAGTATGTTTCATTGACTTAAAAATAGGGTCTGCAAGGGTTGAAATAACTAAATCCTGATTTTCAAACAGTGAAGTTACGCCTCCGTCTGTGGATGTTTCCAATTGGTTGGATTTATCTGAAGCCTGAAATTTTAAAACACTGGTTAACTCCTTCATCATACCGGCCTTAAATCTGTTGGCGTGGCGAATTAACATCCGTGTAGGTGTGAAATAGCGGTTTAATAGATCATTTTTAAACAAACTTGATCCGTTTCTAACCGTAATGCTTTGATCTGTTTCGGGAATCCATTTGACTGTACTTGTAGGATGTTTTCGGGATTTAATGATAAATACAGAATTGTCACCTTTCGTATCAGTACTTCCGTTGACTCCAATAGGGTTTGAAATATTGTCTAAAATACCTTTCGTATCACCTCGTAACCATGAGATAACTTCAAATTTTGAAGCGGTGTTCATTACTGAAGTCCTTTGAGTGGTCGTGTTTGGCTCCGCCCTTCCATTTGCTGTGAGGTATTCAAACGATTCAAAGCCTGATTTAATGTCAACAGGGATCAATTCAGGCATTACTACAGACTGAATGTCATATTTGGTGATCCGACTGGCCAACGTTGGGGTGAATACCAATTCTGTTGCCTCAAAAAAGTGTGAATATTCTTCAATCCTAATCCGTGGATTTGAATCGCCAAACAGGGTTGGGTTAACTTCCAAAGCATAGCCAACGTTCCAAAGCGCCTTTAATGACTTCATTAGGTTTTTAAAATTCAACAATATCGGAGCATCTGGATTATTAAGCAACGCCCCCCGAAGGTTCATCCCGCCCATCACATGAGCAAACCGATCAACGCTTTCAGCCGAATAGTAAACACCTGGTTTATATTGCACGTCTGTACGTCCAAAGAAATCAGAGTAAATAGGGTATTGAACATCTAAAACCTGTTGGCAAACCCGCTCGATGGCTTCATAAATTGGGAACCCTTCGCCTGTCATGGCCGGTGATTGTGAAACAGTTTGGGTTATCTTTAGATTGCTCCATTCAACATAGGCTGTACTATTGTCATGGCCGGCGTTTAGCGTGACAAGTTTTAGACTATTCCCTTTTGAGCATGTTACCTGAACCGTATCAGTCCACGAATAGCCCCTATTTTCTCCCCCTGCGTCCCCTATCACATATGTATTGATAATAACCCCTGCGGGATTGGTTTCGACTATTTCAACCGTCCAGTTGTGTTGATCGTGTTGCGTTACCTGAATGCCAATCGAATAAAAAATATCCAACGGCGTATCAACATAGTCAAACAGCGCATCTTTGAAAAACGGTGTAATATTTGCAATATTTACAATTTTAGTTTGATACCCCACGGATTGGATTTCAGTAAAATCACTGTCTATCTTAGTTAGAGGCATAGCGGTATAACTTGCCGTTCCTGTGATTCTGTCTAATAAAACACCGTGGCCTATTTGATTCCAGTTTAATTCAGCGGGATAGATGATATTTGTGGCTGCGAAGTCAATCCACCGCTTTAACATATTATCATCACTTCCGTAACTGTCAATCTCTGTCCCTCCAATGGTCGTTATCTTTGATCCGGTAACTTTTGAAATATCAACGTCAACATCTATCCGGTTGTCCAGTTTGGTTTGCGTTGATGAGTTGATAGCCTTAACCCTGACCCCGTAAAAGAAACGACCAACTTTAACAGTCTCAAAGAAGCAAAAATTTATGTCAAACTGTGAAGGAAATTCAACATACTGTCTCCCATTTGCAGGCGTAACTTGATCAAAATTCTTCCACCAGTAAATATGAAGGGTGCATTTTGCATTAACTTCTTTATTGTTATACAGATTTCTTAAAAACGTTGCGCCATTGCCAACAAAGGTTAACGAGTCACAAAGAAACGAAACCATAACACCCCCGCTTTCCAAATCTCGCTTCATTTCAATTGATCCTGCTTTCCATTCTAAAGGCTCTGGTGAACAAATACATTCATCTGTTTCGGATACCAATTTGAATAGATATTTTGCCGGTGTATTCGATGCTATGTCATTTGGCCATGCCATTAGTTTGTACGTATTAATCGGTTCAAATATATCGTTGTCGAATTGTCCATCTTGTGCCCTATGATACGGTGATCTGTATCAGTAATCCACTCCTTTTTATTGATGATTGCATTTTTTACCTCTTTCATCTCATTCAATAGCCTGTCATCGTGCTGATTTTTTACTATGATATTCCGGTCTGCAACCATGTTCATCAATTCCTTAGTTTCAGTACTGTTCTTAATTTGTGCACCTAAAAATTTATCACCTTCGAAATATGTCGGCTTATCTGCAATAATTGCACCGCCGCCAACAGGAAACATAATCTCGGTTCCTGCCTCTCCAAAGATACCAGCCCTTTCAGCAGATTTAGTTCCTTTAGCGTATTTCGGAATTGGTCTAGCTGCGACAAGTGCGGCCTGAACGGCTCCCATTGCTGCAAGTATAATCATTAAAGGAATGTTCCCTTTTGCGTTCATTACCGACACCGCTGTACCTATTGCAATATCAAACAACGCTTGAAGTTTAGCCTGTTGCGCCTGCTTTGTTTTAATCGCTCCGGCTTTTTTATCAAAGTCAGCTTCAATCTTTAGTTTTTGGGATTCGGTAAGATTTTTATTTGATAGTTCTTTGTCTTTTTGCTTTTCCAAATCACTCATCTCTTTTTCGAGCTTCATGTTTTGCATCTCGAAGACAGCGTTAATTGAATCCCGTGCCAAATCAATTGACGCATCACGAACGTCCTTGTCTTTTTCTTTCTTACTCTTGGCGTAATCTTCATCTAGCTTCTTTTTATCTTCAACTAGCTTTTCACCAACTTTAATCGCTTCATCCGCCGCCTTTTCTTCGGCCGTGGTTTGGTCTTTCAGCAAATCCTGAAGGTCTTTAGTCCCCTGCTCTTCGATAGCCTTTTGCTGTTTGAAACGCTCTTCAATGGCTTTAAGAATGTCATCCTGTGATTTGATTGTTATCGCCTGTTTCTGTAATTCGATATCCTGATATTCTTTCGATTCAGGTTTATATAGAGCCTGCTTATTATTTAAAAATTTCTTTTCCTGATCAATTAGTTCTGCCTGATACTGCTTTTCGTCGGAAATACCATCAATGTGTTTTTTGTTGATCTTTTCCTTTTCTTTCAAGTCTGCCATTTCAACAGCATCAACCCTCTTTTTCATCGCCTCATCTTCGGCCTTTTTCCGATCTGCAGTGTCCTTTTCTTTTTTGTCCGCCGCCTTTTTATCGTCTTCCTCTTTTTTCTTTCGTGCAGTGTCATCCATTGCGGCCTGACCTGCCGCTAATTTTGCCGCCTTATCCGCTGCAGCCTCATCATTTAGTGCCTTTTCGTCTGCTATTTTTTTATCTTCACGGGCTAATATGTCTTTTTTTGATTTGAAAATATCAAACATCTTTCCAATACCTTTAAAAATAGCCTCATTAACATTTAATACCCATGTACCAAAATCAACGATACCTCTCCAAACCTTCATTATTACACCATCACTATCCTCAAGTTGAAGCAATAATCCTCTCCATCCGTTTCCGAATTGCTTATAGCTACCCTGCAAATTGTCGGTTGCCGTTTTGGCTATATCCTGTGCAATAGTGCCTTTTTTTACTTGCTCTTCGATGGTTGCGGTAAGGTCAATGAATCGTTGCCTATTATTCATCATAATAAGACCGGCTGTTATATTCTCACGCCCGAATATCTTTTCCTGTTCTGCCGCCCTCTTGATTGGATCCACTATTTTATTCAATAGTGTTTCAGCTTCTATTAACGCATCATTTATATCAAATTGCCCAGACGCAAAACCTAATCCTGCCTGCTGTAATTGAAGTAACGACCCCTTAAGCTGCATCCCGCCTTTTTCGGCTTTCAATTGGAATTTTTCAAGTACCTCCAATGCTGCCGCCGATTGTTCTAATGACATGTTTGCAGAAACAGCAACAGGAGCCAGATTTTTGAATGAGTCAACCAGATCCATTACCTCAGCACCTCCAGCTAACGAAGCAGCCGCAAGTGTATTTATAGCCCGCTTACTATCTGTCAAAGGAATACTAAAAGCATTCAGAGCGGCAGAAGCGGCTACGGCTGCATCTTCTACGCTAAGTTTACCTTGTGTCGATTCGCTTAATATAATTGCATTTCTCGATACTTCCGCCAATAGAGGGCCATTTTTCAGTAATTCAGGAAGTTTAGATCCTACTTTTTCAAAAGCTACAAGTATTTCTGTTGCACTGGATTCCGACTCTTTGGCGAATTCGCGTGCCTTGTCTTTCATAAATTTTAAATCTTTACCTACCGCCCCAGTAATTGCGCTCAATGAACTCCCGGCACGTTGAAAATCTTGTGCATTATTTATTAATATTTTTCCTGCCAATACAAGTCCTCCAATAGCTCCCACGATCATTCCTACAGGAGTTAAAAAGAACGCTAACATTGCTTTACCTGCCTGTGCTACACCTGCACCAAACTGTGCGAATGTAACTGTTCCATTTACCAACCCGTGTGATAATTCACCTAACTGGTCACGATAACCCCCAACCCCCCTTTGGTGTCTATTTGTAGCCTCTTCAGCATGTCCAATCTCTCTTGAAAGGTTGTTAATCTCTTTGGCGGCTTCCTTTGTCCTAACCCCTGCTTTGTCATATTGTGCGGTTAATTCAGATAGCTTCTGCCTCATCCTTACAAGTGACGTTTCAGCCAGCCCCTCAGCTTTAATTTCGTCTGTCAGGGCCTTAGTTGCTGCCTGAAGTGCTATTTTCTTTTCAAGTAATGGTTTGATTGATTTGTTTTCAACAGCCGTTAATTTTTCAGTAGTGGAAATTACCTGTTTATCAATAGCCTCTTTTTGCTTCGCTGCATCCGAGGTAGCTTTTTGAGCCTTGCCTAAATTTTCAGCAGTCTGGGCAGTGTTTTGGGTAACCTTATTTAAGTCTTCGTAAACCTTAATGAGTTTCAAAAGATCGGTTGCATTCTTATTCAAAGATCCATCCAATCCGTCAAAGGCTTTTTTTAGTCCTTCTACATCTGCGATTTCGTTACTGAAGCTCATTTTCTTCTGGTTTTTGTGATCTAATTCTTTCCTCTGCCTGTTTTTTTAAGGCAATCCATGTAATCAAAAGAGCATTTTCGTTCGGTGGCAAATTGAAAAATAGAAAGACTGAATTAAATACCTCAATCAATGGAGTGCTTTCTTTTTCTTCCTCTTCAATTTCAGGGTAAGTTTCAGCATGTTTATCTATCCTGAACTGAACATAGTCTGCAAAATCTTTAAGGCTTTCGGGCGTCTCAATGCTGATACCTGTATGCTTCAAAACTTCAGCCATCACTTGCTCCAATTGTGGCGATTCTTTAAAGTCTTTACCCAAAAGTACCTTCCATGCAGTAACCCGACCCTTTAACTCAAATTCGATTTGAACGGCTTTGTAGAGAGCCTCTAAAATCAGCAGCCTCCGATAACTTGTAATCCTGTCAAATTGATCTTGTAAATCGTTGACCGTTTTACCTCCGATTGACTCGAAAATCTTTGTGGCTAACTGCTCTAATTCATTCCTACATAAAAACAACGGGATGAACCAATATTTTTTCAGGACATTGGCCGATTTAGTTGCGTCCAAAAGGATCACATCTTTTAAAGTTATCTCATGATAGGGTTTCAGAAGTTTCATTGAAATACGCTTTTTCTGTAATCTTCGATAATGTCGTGGTTGTTTTTTTCTTTTGCTTTCGGCTGGTTCTTTGGACTGACCCCGAAAATCGAACCGTAATTTCCGACCAGAAAATTCACCTTTGGATCATTCGAGGTAATGATGTAATCTTTTTCAGTAGGTATTGTAAAGATCATCCCTCCCTGAAAGTCCCCACGATCGAAAAGATTAGGTTTGCTTTTGCCTTTCCGTTTTGCATATGCCTTACTCAATAGCGGTGACTTCGTGCGGGAGTGAATGAGTGATTTATCCATTGCATCCAAAGAGCCTAACATCTGAGATTTATTCATATTCAGCATGATATTTTTATTTGACTCAATCACACGGATCACATTGTCTTTGAATGCTGTCATGTACTGATTGCTCTTTTTCTGTATGTCGAAGATTATGGACATAGGAATAGTTTAAAAAAAAGGGTGACAAACTAAATTACCACCCTTTTTTATTTAAGCCTCAGCGATTTTTTTGGCTTTCTCGGCCTTATCCGGTAGCTTACCTCCAAGTAACTTATACACTTCCTCGGCGGTCTCTTCGATCTTACCTTTTATAGTCAGATCGTAATACCTTTTGAACCAGTCAAAATCTTTATCTTTAAGTTCATCAGGCAGGGACATAGAGCCTAGTATCATGCCGTGTACTTGTTAATCGTTAAAGCGTTGGTCAGATAAGCAATCGAAGAACTGACAACCTTGTAACCCTGGATGACCACATCTCCGGTAATGTTCCCAGGAACACCGGAAAGAATTGCAAGGGTGTATTCACCGATTGCAGCATTGGCAAAAGAGTTCACCGCAAGAGTGGTTCCCACATCGGTAACAGCTTGTAGTTGCCATTCAGATGTAGTTGTCAGACCAGCATACGGGCGGGTAGAGTTCCTGTATGTGGCTTTGATAACCACCAGTCCAGTAGTATTGGCGATAGGGGTCTTAACCTCAATATCAATACCAACAGGGTTGATATCCTCAACAGCCTGAACATAACTGAAGTCAGTACGGATAGCGTCAACATTTGCCCCCCATTCTTCGATATCATCAAAGTAGATGAAGAAAGGATAGGATTTCACTTTGTCGGCTCCGACAGGTGGCAAACCATGTTTCAGTTCGAAATGTCCCCGGAAACCGGTGAAATTTGTGTTGCTGGCCTTGGTTCCGTACAGCGTTTTCTTTGCATCAAGAAGTCCAAATTGGAACGACTTGCCCTGCATTGAAAAGTAATTGACATAATCGGCATAGGTCATCTTGGCGTAGAGCGTCAACATTGGGAGAGAAACGCCTGAATTGACTGAGTACCCTAAATTGGTAACAGTAATCGTGTTCTCACCGCCTGTGGGTTCTGCTCCGTTGCGCCCGTCAAGGATTGCCCCGTCAACAGCGTCAAGGGTGGCAGGGGCTAAAAGAGCCTTCCATCCTGCTGTCGTTTTGGCATTCGCCTTTGTAATTGCAGCGTGGTCTTTTTCAAGGATGATAACGGCTTGAATTGGTTCCATCAGGGCAAAGCATCCGCCTTGTCCCCCGTAAACATTTGTAGTGCATTGATCCATGATATAATTTTTTAACAGTTTGTATTAAATGAAATGCAATCGTATCTGAATAAGAAGTGCGGGGACATATCAGCAATGTCTTTGCCTTCAAAATAGTAATCATCAAAAGCCGTGCGACCTGAAATCCCACTCGAAACAAGGTCAAAATTGCATGAAAGAAGATTGAACGCCTCTTTTTTTGCCAGTTCTGTAGCCTCGGTTCTTGTTGACGTAGGGTACAACTTAGTGAGATTGACCATGAACATAGCCCGAACAGTGTTTTTCTCCATCGCACCGATCATCTGGCCTTCAGGAAGTACATCAAAGAAACATTGAGCATCATACTTTTTATCCTTCAATACTTCGATATACTTGTCGTCCGATGTAGTGACAGTTGGGATTATACCGTTTTCGTTGACGTTGTTTCTGAAGATTCGACCGCTGAACAGACGGGTATTAATAACCCACAACCTTGCGTTGAGATCAATAAGTGTGTCGGCTATGATAGTGTCTATGTTCATATCGAACCGATTGTGAAATTATCATCTTCATTCTCGGTAAATGCCTGGTCTTTGTACCCTAATCTTTTCAGCGTGGATTTCATCTGCTTATAAGCCGAACTCAACCGCTTAATAACCGTATCGCCTTCGTAGCTTTTCAATTCAAACATGAGATTCTCAGTGTTAAGGTTACGTTGACGGGCGCAAATTTGAGCGTCCGGATTGTAACACATCATACTAATTATATCATATTCAAACTGTTTTTGAATACATTCAGCGAATTGGGTTAAGTGCTGTTTGATGAAATTCGTCAACGAATAACTGATCGTGAAATTCAGGTTTAACCCAAAGTTCTTATCATAGACCAAAAACGTATTGTCAATGTCGGTCAAATCAGAAAGCGTATCAAACGCAATAGGAGTAATATTTGAATATTTAAACATCCCATTTGTGAAGATGGTATTCTTTCCAATTGCCCTTCCTGTCAACTCATCCTGATCATAGAATAAGAACCATGGTCCAGTATTTGATGTAATTTCAAGAGGTGTTATGTCCTTCCACTCAAAGAAGCCAGCGATTGAAGTGACATCAAACGAACTTACCAGTGTATTTTGATTGTACAGATAAAAGGTAACAGTCTCAACGTCCTCGAAGTGAAGTCCGATCTGGTTGATTATAAAAAGTAAGTGGTCGGATGAAAACGGGTTAATCCGGTATCCGACCAACTTACCTGTGTTTTCAATCAAATCATCCGTAGTGTCAGCAAGCCGGTACATCGAAATATTATCTTCAATAAAATTCGGTGTGATCAAATTGCTTAACACAACTTCGATGGAACTTCTGATTTTATCCTTCAATATAAGCGACAATAGCGTTGTTTCGGTCCAATAGGTAGTCACATTGACTGCATGGTTCAAGTTGCCTGAAGCAATTGAAATGTAGTATTTCCCACCACTTGAAACAATATCCGACAAACTGAATGTACTGTTGTAATTGCCATATGTCGTGCCAGCCGAATAGGCCGTAATCACATACCCGGAAAGAACAGGGAGAAACGCCTCAATGTTTTCGATATTAACAACAGGATGAACCCCTGTATTGAAATATCGGTTTGATTTTGAAACTCCTGTTAGTTCAGTCGCAAAGACAATAGTCGTACTGTTCAAAGATGATTTGAACGTAACCAGTTTATCTGAAAAAAACTTTGCTGATATGTCGCTTAAACTGTACATCTCTTAGCCTGTATATGCGTTGATGTAATGAACAACTCCGTCAATCACAATTTTAATCTTCTTTGAAGATCCGCCGGTTTCAGCAGTTGCAGCAACCATACCAGAAACTGTATCGAGATTCAGTAATGCAGTGATTTTGTCACCACCATAAACATGAATAGCCTGATCCATCTGAGCTGCTCCATTGTTGGTCATATACAACAGATCGTGTGCGCCGGTGACTGCTTCTGCCTGATGCGAATCAAGCCAAAGAGATGTAACATGATTTGCGGTGATTGCGGTTCCGGCTTCAATAAGGCCATACAGTGCACACAGAAATGAATTTCCGGCCATTGTTCCGTCAACTCTCGCCTGTCCGTACGCTCCAATAAGCGTTGAGTCTGTAGCCGTGAAAGTCGAATCAACAACAGCCACGCCCTGAACGCTTCTCAATGAAGCTCCTCCGGTTGCTTTCAGGTGGGTTTCACAATCAACGCCCCAGTGGGTGCCGGTTGTTTTTGCGGATTCCGAACGAACCTGCACGGCATAATCATTAGTACCTCCACCGGTAGGCCGGTAATCGACCTTAACATAGCCCATAATCTTGTTATAGCCTGTCTTCAGAATATCACCAATATAAGTGATAATTGACGCTCCGGTTTCGACTTCTGAAGTCGTACCGTCTGCATTTACTTTCAAATACTTTGCCATGACTTTACAGATTAAGAGGTTGCACCGGTTACTTTAACAATGTCGGCTACCCTGGTAGTAATATCAGAGTTGTAATTGGTTACCAAGAAGAACTTATCCAAGAAGCCCCACTCTTCCATTGAGGTCATCTTCAGATGTGCAGTAGTGTCACCAAGAGCAGAAGCATCAACGGCCTCTAAATTGTGATACACGTTCAGTCGTTCACCGATGTAAGGCGCTGGAGTGTCCATAATACCCCAAACCTTTTGACCGACAACAGTACCCATTCTAAAGTCGAAAGGATAGTTCTGAACTGAACCGATTGCGCCGTCAACCATCAAATAGGCTTTGAACTGGAATGATTCAGGAGCGATGTTCAGAGATTCAAAGAATTTCGGCATTGCATTTTCCAAAAACTGCAAATTCTTGGTGTTGGATGCAGCGTACTTGTAAATCTCGGTCAAAGCAAGATTAAACCCACCTTCGTTGACAACCATATTGTAACTGCCAGCCCTTTTTGCGATACGCATCAAAGTTTTGAGGTTTGCAAACAGGGTATCTTTCTGTCCGGCCTTGTTTACAGTTACAGTGTCCAAACCAGCGTCAAAAGCGAATGTTCCATCACCTCCGTTGATCTGGGTAACTGCTAAAGCTGCCTGATCCCTGTAGGTGTTCAAAAGGGCTGCAATCAATACTTCTTTTGCGGAAGCCATAGCCATAAACACTTCATCGTACTTGTTGGCTAAATAGTCATCCATTGCGATGGTGTTATTCTGGAACCATGCAGGATAGATTTGAAAACCTGAGAAGATACTAACTGCTGTCAGTGTCTTTTGTTCAGAGGTTGACAAGTGAGCAGGAATAGTGAATGACTCGGTTGAGGTCGTTGTGATAACGCTCTCTTTTAAGCCGGTATATTCCGTGGTGCGTCCTTCAACTTGCTGAAGGTGTGCTTTGAGCGTGGGGGTCAAAACCTTATTAAACGGAGTGTTGTATTTCAAACACTCAATAAGGCCGTACCTTTGGCTCAGTAGCTCGGTTTGCGTCTTTTTGTCTTGATACGCTAACAGGGCTGAAAAGTCAATCAAACGATCTGCCATAATGTTAATTTTTAAATGATTAATAAAAGCGTACCAATTAGTCTGTTAATTAAAGTACATTGTTTTCTTTGCACAATAGTTTGAACCGGTCGGAATATTTGGGATCAAGTGCGTCAATCTGTTCGACCGTCTTAATGTATTCCCGTACTATCTGCTGGCCGGCTGCCTTTGAGATATTTGCCGGAATGCTTAATGTTGTGGTCTTTTTCTGACCACCACCACCCGCACCGCCGGAAGCCTGATCTATCAGGACTAAATCTTTCAATTCTTCATCTGACTTCAAAAGGTCTGAAATCAGGTATTTTTGATAGTCTTTTGTTCCGATAAGGGTATCATTCTCATCGTATGACAGTTCATAAGTCTTTTTAATCCTGTCAATTGCGTTTTGTTGTTTTGCCTTTAGTTCGAATGGATTTACGCTCTCGTCGAACTTTGGCATTGCGCTTTGAATGGACTGGTTAAATTTGAAAGTCTTGTGAGTCTGTTCCAGACCTTCATATTTAGTTTTCCATTCGGCATCCTTTGCAGTTAACAAATCAGGAATCTTTACCAATTCGGCTTTTGCCTTTTCGAGTTCAGCCTTTAAGGTTTCGTCTCCTTTGTGATTTGCAAACTTTTCCTCTGCTATTCTTACCTTTTCCTCAGCGGCTGCCAGTTTAGCTTTCGACTGTTCTGGTAACCACTCAGCACCAAGCCGGATAAAGTAATCAGAGAATCGCTCCCCCTCATTCTGTTTGATTCCGGTTTGTTCTGCTAATTTCTGAGATGCACCGTTAAAGATTCCGACAGCGTTTTTTTCTGCCAGTCCTTTCAACTCGGTTTCTTTCGTGGTGTAGGTTGTTTCAATTGCCTGAATCTGTTCAGGTGTCAACCCTACTTTTAAATCTTCTGTGAGTAACATAGTCTGTTATGTTTAATTGTTAATTATTATGCTGCGTGACGAATAAACTTCGTTTTGCCATTTTGTAAATGAATCACTTGAATAATTCTGCTACGGGTTCTTTTCCTATTGTTGTGAACTCCGTGGGATCTTTTTCTTTCCGGTGGTTCAATGTGAATATATTTAACGTCCGTTTGCGTTTTCGGAGTTAGTTTTCTTTTTCCTGAAAGAAAACTGAAAAGACCAGCGAATACATTAAGTAATCCAACTATCATTCCGTTCATACCTTTTCTTTTTTAGCGTTTGCAATCAAATCTTTCAAAATATCAGTTTTGATGTTTTTAGCTGGATTCAGTCCTAACTCTGCGGCCTCTGCGAACAGTTCAGCTCGTGGAGTTACAACGTCCTCTTCAGCGATGTTATCGTCAACAATAATAGTTCTTTTACCATCGTTTGAAGTCACCGTTTTAGGTTCATTAACCTTTTCAGTTAAGGCTGCAATCTGCTCTTTCAGTAACTCAATCTCGGTTTTTGGTTTAGTTCCTGCCTGAATGTCGGCTTTGATCCGATCGTTAATGCTTTGCTTTTCAAGTGGCAAAGAAACGGATGGTTCAGCAGAATCGAACACATTAACGCACGAGATTTCACACGCTCCCAACTTCTGCCAGCAGCGGTCTTCAAGAATCTGTTCGAGTTCACCCTCTCCGACATATTTTGCCGTAATGGTTTGATTTTTCAGTTTGCCTGTTTGGTCGTAATTAGCGGCTTTTCCAAGAACCAGGCGTAATTGATACACTTTCATGATTTAATTTTTAATTGGTTCATTCAATATTTTATCCGGTTGCGGTTGATCTGTTGGTACAACTACCGGCGCAACAGGTTTAGGCGGTTCAATTACCTCAACCTTATCAAGTAGCAACTGCCTTGCAACAGTTAATTTATTGCTCATCGTAACGTTTTCGCCAAAATAATCATTGAAGAAAACGTTTAACTCCCCGTATTCGGCTTCAAAAGCATCAATGTAATATTTGTAGTTCAGGCGAAGCTCCTTCATCTTAGGATCAACAGTCATTGAAATAAACTGGTCGTCCGTCAATGTAGAGTAGGGCAGTAGCTTATAAAGTAGCCCGCTTCTTTCGAGTGCTGAAGGGTTGTTTTTGTAAATAGAATAGTTGATCCGGCTCATCAAATTTTCTTTATCAATAGGATCAATAGCTTTTGCGAGCGAATCCCTTAACTCAAATTCTGTTTCAAGGTAAAAGTCAGTGCCTCGGTCAATGTATGCAGATTTGAATGATTTACCGAAAGCAATTTTAAGCAGCTTACTGTCTAAAGAGGTTTGCAATTTTGAAAGTTTGCTGCTCAATTCGATCAAAGTATTTTCGAGCGTTTGGTTTCCACGGGCTATTTGGTCTGTGTTTTTTGCTTGACCGTTTGACGCCTCAGTACCTTTACCGACTAACTGGTATTTAATTTCATCGTATTTCTCGTTGATAAAATCTTTAGCCCATGTTAAAATTTCAGGAGGTGCATAATGGAATTTCACGAAGTTAGCGTTCATATCGAACGGCCTTTCTCCATTGTCACCAATCTTTGGAACAGGCAAACCGATAACAGTACCGGCCTGAATGATGGTCTTTGCATTGCAAACAGGGCACGGGACTAAACTGTCTTTGTTTCCTAACACTCCATTTAAACCTGACAAAAACCCACCGATACAACGGGTTCCATTCTCGAAGGTCTTTTCGCAGGGCTTATTATTTTGCTTATAGTGAGTAATGACTGGTATCATCCCCGAAGGTATGAACATCTTGAACATCGTATAATAGTTCACATAATTCTCAAACTTCTCTATGTAATTTGAAAAAATGCTTTTACGAACAACGAATTTTTCGGTATTGATTGGCTCAACTGAAATAAAGTCTGCAGGACACTCACCTAAATCGTGTGGGTTCTTTGACTCCTCGGTATATACCTCATCTTTTTCTGTATAGACTGCATAAAATTCATCCGTGTAAAAATAATACCGCTCTTCGCCAGCTTCATTAACTCCCTCAAATACGATCTTTTTGATTGTGCCTGATTTAGTTGGTTCAATTGCCTTAACGTTTGAGATGTTAATCAGGAAACGATACGGGTCACGTTTGTTCTTAAAGTCAGTGACTACAATTGAATTGTGATTATTGATAAGTGCATCGAAAATAAGATCCTTGTAGAAACTTCCGTATTTGGCGATTAATTTATCACAGGCTGGTTTATTGGCATTGGAACTGAAGGAATAGTCATAGCGGGCATTAGTTGCATCAAAAACTTTTTTAAGTTCAGGTACAATGTCATCTTGAATCATTCCGGCCGTGGGTAGTGGATGGCGAAGGAACTTCATATAAGACCGAAAATTGTCTTTTCTCATCCACGAACGCACCCAATTAATGAAAGGGTTTTTGGTGTCCCAAAGTTCATCGACTGCCTCAGTGGTGTTTACAAAGATTTCAGTATCTAGGTGAGTTTGAATGAAATATGATAGTTTGGACTCATAAGCAACGGCCTCGCTTATTTCTTTCTTAAATTTGCAGGATTTAATAAATTCCTTGATCATTGCCTGGAATTTCGGTTTACTATCTGCAAATGTAAAAAATTATTATGAAAACATGTTATAAAACATGAAAATATTTCAAAATGAATAAATCATCATTTCTTTTTTAATCAAACTATCAACCTCGTTAACCGGAAGAGTGCAGATATAACGACTACCACCAGTATCTATTAGGGTATAGTTAGTTGGCCTGTAGTTCTCAAAATATTGCACTATCGAATCTATCCGGTAAAATATTACCTACCTGATTTCACACTTTGACAAATCAGCATCAATGCCGCCTTCAGATAAATGGTCGGTCTCTTCCGTGTTATAGTAAATTGGTAGTTTGAGTCTCATTCTGATTATATTTTGACGATTTATTTTTATTACCCTCGTAATTTTTGAGACTAATCCGGGTTTTTTGGTTATGATTTCATTAGTTAAATCGAATATCTGAGTAATATTCATTAATGTCAAACCTCTTCAACCATGAATTATACTCCTCTGTGAATGCCTGGTAAATAAAATCTTTCAAACAGTCGGTTAAGTGGCCGTGCGGTTCATAACTTACTTTAGTTTTAGGGTCGGTGATTCTTTTCTTTAGTATCCCGCCATCCTTGTCTGTCTTTGTTTCAATGTAATCAGAAATTGAAGCCTTACAGTTTTCACCTATTTCGATTTCAATTCCTTTGATTGTCCCGTCAAATATAGCATTTACAAAGTCCCCGATTGAAGCAACGGGCGGGGCGTGTCGGTCCATCTTGTCAACAGTTGTAAAACCGCTCGTTTTTATTGACTCATCGACTATTTGATAAAATGACCGCTTGTCGTTGTCAATATTATTCCTGCTCTTTGTGGACCTGTCACCGTATAAATAAACCGGCTGGCTGTAATATCCTAAATAGTTGGCTATTTTCTTTCCAGCTCTAAGGGCTGAATTATCTGGATCAATAGCAGGTAACTCATCTATTTGCCTAATAATCCAATCTGTACCATTTTTTATTAACTGAAATACAGATATTGCAATATAAGGGTAAACATTCGAGTCTATTGAAACATGAATAGTTAAATTCTCATCCCTTCGAATTGGCTTAACGTGTTTTGATAACTCAAACGATCGCAAATATTCGCCCCCTGTCTTCAGTTGAATATCCCAATTACCTTCGACAAATACCATATATTCAAAGACGGGCAGGTTGCTCAGGTTGTCAATATACGCCTGTGGAAGGTTTAATTTACCGTTTTTATCCACATTATCAGTGATTTTGGCAGGAATATATTTCCACCTTTCCGGTAGTGATCCTATTTTCCAACGGTCGTAAATCAGTTCTTTTACCCATCCGTATGTAGGGTTGCAGGTTGCTAAAATTATCGGTTTAGGCTGATATTTTGCGCCGCTAATGATCCATGTCCCAGACCTTTCAAACCCTTTAAAAAACGTCTGCTTTTGACATTCATTGATTTCTTCAAACAATATCCCGTTAACCTCTAATCCTCTCATCCAGTCCAAATCTTTGTCTAAAGCGTAATTTTCTGACTTGAAAAGTATTATTGATCCATTTGGGTGTACATACTCATACGGTGACTGTCTTAATTTTCCAGACGGTTCTAATTTTGAGAATGAAGGGATTGTAGTAGTTCTGATCTTTTCCAAATCCTCCCTAATGATGCACCACCGACTTTTAGGATAAATCTGACACAAAACAAGTAAGGCAGAAAGTCCCCAAACAGTCTTTCCTCCACGTATAGCGCCGCCGTATAAAATAAAATCGAACCGTTCTGATTCGATCGCCTCCATTGCCTCTGTTTGTTTTGTGGTTAATTCAATCATTTGATTAAATTTCTATTTCTTTGTCACCCCACTTAATAACATTTTTGATTAGGGGTGCCCCGTCTTTACCTGTCCACTCCTGCCTATCCCGCTGATCTAAGTATTGTTTTCCTAACCAAATTTGCATAGTTACATTTCCTTCCTGAGCCGTCAAAAACTGCTTTGCTCTTAACTGTTCCTGACCTTCGCTTTTCTTTTGTCTGGAATAGGCTTCAAAATTGGTTTTATTGTCTTCAATACATTTTCTATAAAGTGTGTCCGGTGACACTCCGATAATTCCAGCTATTCCGGTTCCATTGCACTGAGCTTTAAGATATTGATCCACTTTTGCCCAATCAATTTTAATTTCTGGCCTTCCTACTTTATTTTCATTCTTGGTTTTCATTTTGCTGATAAATGTCTAAAATTCTCCTTATTGCCTTCCCTGGAGTTTTATATCCACGCTGAAAAGCCAAAGTTAAACACTTTTT